ACCGAGAGCCTGAACTAAGCTCTCAAAGAAGCCCCGCAGCGCGGGGCTTCTTTCCACAACCTCACCTGGAGATAGCCATGAATTTCGTCATGTCGCGTGACCGCGTTGTCACGTCCACCATGGGTCGCAGCATTCGCTTCAAGGCGGGTGTCCCGGTCCACGTCCCGTCGATGATGCAAGCCGAGGTGATCGACCTGGGCGCCGAGCCGACCGAGAAGATGCCCGAGCCGGACGTGCCCGAGTCCAAGGAACCCAAGGCGGGCACCAAGGAGCGCACCAAGGCCATCGAGGACGCCTATGCCGTGATCGTCAAGCGCAACCGCCGCGAAGACTTCACCGCCCAGGGCTACCCGCATCTGGCCGTCATCGCCACCGAAACCGGCTTCAAGATCGACGCCGCCGAACGCGACGCGACCTGGGTCGAATACAGCGGCGACACCATCGAATGAACACGGCCGACCTCCTCGCCAAGTTCCGCCAGCGCGTAGACGATCTGGAAGAACCGTACCTGTGGTCGGACGAGGAGGTCTACGGCTACATGGACGAGTCGCAGAAGGAATTCTGCCGCGCGACCGACGGCATCCCTGATGCCACCACCGCCGCCGTCGTCGACATCTCTGTCGTCGCTGGCGACACCTATTTGCCGCTGCACCCGTCGATCCTGAAAATTCGCGGTGCAACGCGCGTGGACAACTCGCGCTTGGTCGAGGTCGTGAACTACGAAGACCTCGCGCCAGGGCGACGCGACTACAACGGCTACGACTACACCAGCCTCACGTACATGGGCTCGCCGGGCCCGGTGTGCGCCCTCGTCATCGGCGAGGAATACAACAAGTGCCGCGTCTGGCCGCAGTCCAATGAGGACATGACCATCAAGCTGCTGGTGTACCGCCTGCCGCTTAAGGACATCCTGGACGAGCAGCCGCTGGAAATTCGGCCCGAGTACCACTACAACCTCCTGTACTGGATGCTGCGCAATGCGTACCTGAAGCAGGACGCCGACACGTCCGACGCGCGCCGCTCGCAGGAAGCCGAGCAGATGGCTCGAGTCTGGTACGACGAGGTCAAGCGGGAAGAGAGCAAGAAGCGGCACAAGACGCGCATCGTGCGCTATGGCGGATACTGATGGCTGCATTCAAACTCAAGCTCCAGATCGATCAAGGCGCGACGTTCCGCAAGGACGTGGTCTGGGAAACCGGCACGCCGCCGGCGCCGGTTGACCTGACTGGCTGCACAGCGCGCATGCAGGCACGTGATTCGGTCGAGAGCACCGTCGTGTTGCTGGACCTGACCACCGAGAACGGCGGCATCGAGCTAGGCACGGACGACGGCAAGGTGTCCATCCTGATTGACGCCGAGGCCACTGCCGACATCGTGTGGTCCAGCGCGGTCTACGACCTGGAGATCGTGTTCGCCGACGGCGTGACCGTGCGCCGCCTACTGTCGGGCCTGATCGTCGTGTCGCCGGAGGTGACCCGGTGAGCGAGCAGGTCCTGATCGACGTAGTTCGCACCGAGGTGCTCACCGAGACCTTCCCGGAGCTTCTGGTCACGACCGAGGAGCGCCTGGAGGCGCTCACGGACATGGCCACGTCCGAGGTGCTGGTCGATTCGCAGACCGAGACCGTGGTGGACACCACCGAGGTGCTCACCATCCTGCGCGAGTGCGGCGAGCAAGGCCCTCCCGGGCCGGCAGGCCAGCCCGGCGAGGCGTCGGTGCAGTTCCCGGCTGGCGAAGCCATCGGCGGGCACCGTGCGGTGCGCCTGATCGCCGGGCGGGTCTACTATGCCGACAACACCGAGCTGACCGGCGCGAACGTGCTGCTGGGCGTGTCCAAGGGCGCGGCGGTCGAGGATGCGCTGGTGACGATCCAGACGCTGGGCCTGATGACCGAACCGTCGTGGGCCTGGGCGCCGGACCAGCCGGTCTTCGTCGGCGTGAACGGCCTGCTCACCCAAGCCGTGCCGGTAGCTGGGTTCTCCCTCATGGTCGGCTTCGCGACAAGCCCGACGCAGATTTTCATCGGGCTGAAGATGCCCATCATCCTGGAGTAAGCCATGGGCACCGCATCCACCAAGAAGTTCATCAAGCAGGTCAGCGGCACGCTGACTGAAGAAGCTGCGCTGACCACTTCGGCCGGCGCCGCCGACGCGGACAAGGTGCCGGCGCTGAACGCTGACGGCGTGCTCGACACCTCCATCATCGGCGGCGTGGATGAGTCGACCGGCGCGAGCGACGCCGGCGCGGTGGTGGTGCTGGACTCGTCGGGCCGCATTGACGACTCGATGATGCCGGTGGGCATCGGCGCGGACACCGCGATCATCGTGGCCAGCGAAGCCCTGGCCGGCGGCGACTTCGTGAACATCTACAACAACGCGGGCACGGCCAACGTGCGCAAGGCCGACGCGACCACCGCCGGCAAGCGCGCGCATGGCTTCGTGCTGGATGCGGTGGCCGGCAGCGGCAATGCCACGGTGTACTTCGAGGGCTCGAACACGTCGGTGACGGGCCTGACGCCAGGCGAGCAGTTCCTGTCCACCACCGCCGGCCTGCCAGCCTCCGCAGCACCCAGCACCAGCGGCAACGTGGTGCAGCGCCTGGGCGTGGCCACCGGCGCGACGGCCATGAACTTCGAGGCAAGCCAGCCTATCGTGCTGGCCTGAGCCGATGGCAGACCGCCGCGCGCTGGTCGTCGTCGACGGAGAAATCCACGAGGCGCTCGACACCGACAACCTGCTGGGCGGGGTCGTCATCTTCACGCAGGACGACGAGCCCACCGGGCCGGCGGTCGTCGCCAACAAGTGCATCTGGATTCGCCCCGCCGACGGCGCGCAGTACACGCGCGTGCCGTCCAGCGGCGGTGATGCGTGGTTCGAGCACACGCCACCCGACGACCCGGGCGTCTTCCCGTTCAAGCTGGCGGACGGCTCCGACAGTTCGATCCCGCTGTCGGGTGACGACGCGCTTCCTTTCTACAAAGCTGACGGCAGCGCCAGCGACATCCCCTTCACATCATGAGCGACAAGACCCCCATCAAGGCGTACTTCGCTGGCACCGATGCGGTCGCGCTCGGTGAGTTCGAGAGCGGGGATACGGTGCCTGTGTCCGCTGGCGGTACGGGTGCGACGAGCGCCAGTGCTGCGCGCACCAATCTTGGCCTAGGCAACGTCGACAACACGTCGGATGCGAACAAACCCGTAAGCACGGCACAGCAGACCGCGCTGAACCTCAAGGCCAACCTGGCGTCCCCTGCGCTCACCGGGACCCCCACGGCCCCCACAGCGTCCGTCGGGACGAACACGACCCAGGTTGCCACGACCGCCCTGGTGAAAGCCACAGCGGACCTGCAGGTCCCAAAGGCCGGCGGCACGATGACCGGGAGCCTCACAGCCCCTAGTTTCACCAGTTCGGGCAGCACTGGCCTGCGGTTCACAACCTGGGCAACTGCGGGCACCTCCCAGTTCAACATCCTTGCCGAGGCCAACACGGGCTATCCCACGGCCCTGTACGCGATTCACAACCCGGGGTCTAACGCGTTCCTGTCCATGCGGTTCAACAGCGTGGACACGTTCATCTACTACAACTCGGGCACCGCCTCGAAAGTTGGCGGCGGATCGTGGACCGACATCTCGGACCAGCGAACCAAGGACGACATCGAGGACTGGGACTTTGACCTCGACGATGTGATGAGCCTGCGGGTGCGACAGTGGCGCTACAAGCCTGAAACCGGACGCGACACGTCCCGTGTTTTCCGTGGCTTGGTCGCTCAAGAGGCCGAGCAGCATGCCCCCACTCTCGTGTCTTCGCAGAAGGGCGCGATCGGTGACCTGAAGTTCGACGACCTTCGCACGGTCGACCCCAGCGACCTCCCATACATTCTCCTCATTGCTATCCAGAAGATGCAGCGCCAGATCGAGGCTTTGCAGGCTGGTACGCCCGCCGAGTAAGCACAGTGGCCACTGAGTTCGACTTCCCCACGAGCCCCGAGGTCGGCGAGACGCACCCGCTGCCCAGCGGCCAGGGCCTGCGCTTCAATGGCGCAGGGTGGGGCGCTCTCGCACGCGCGGAGGCAGTGGTCCCGCCGGAGCCCGAGTGGGGCGACGTGGTGCTGCTCATCCAGGGCGACGAGCTGGTGGACGCCACCGGCCGCCACACGTTCACGCAGGTCACGCCGAGCAACCCGGTCGCGTCCAACGGCACCGCGCTGGTGTTCGATGGTGTCGACCAAGGGCTCATCTGCGAGGGCAACCTGCAGGACTTCGGCTTCGCAGGCGACTTCACCATTGAAGGCTTCGGCACCTGGATCGATACCAGCGCCAATCAGGTGTTCATTGGCAACTACAACGGCAGCTCGACCGACTTCGAGATTTACATACGCCCGAGCGGCGTGCTCGGCTTCTACGCCAGCACCGGCAACTTCGAGGAAACGCCGTCTGCTCTGATGGGCGTCGAGACGCCGACGCACTGGATGGTGTGCGTGAACGACGGCGTCTTCACGCTCGGCTACGGCGGCCAAATCAAGGTCAGTGTCCCGGCAACCACCGTCACCTCGCCCGCAGTCAACGCGCTGCGCATCGGCATGGGCGAGCCCAGTTCGGGCACCACCAAGGGCCACCAAGGCACAAGCAAAGGCATCCGCGTCACGAACGGCACCGGGCGCTACCCGGGCGGCGTGGGCGACACCTACACAATCCCGACGCTGCCCTACGCGCCGGAAGCATGACACGATGAATGAGGGGCAAGCGCCATGGATTTGAATGAGATCGTCAACAACAGCTTCACCCAGATCGGCGCGGCTGTCATGGGGTTGTGGGGCGCATGGAAGCTCTACAAGAAGGATGCCGTCAGCGATGCGAGGTCATCGGCTGACACGCAAGGTCAGCTGGAGGCCCTAGAGTCGTGGAAGAACCTGCTGGCCGGCCAGCAGCAGCTCTATGCAAATGAGCGCGAAGCGCGTCTACTCGCGGAGGCGCGCGCCGACAAGTTCGCCGACGAGCGCAACAAGGCGAACGACGAGCGCTCGCAGGCGAACACCGAGCTATACAAGATGCAGGGGCAGATGACCGCGCTCAACGAAACGCTTTTGGCCCAGACGAAGGAAATCACCAGCCTGCGTCAGCAAGTGCAGGCGCTACAGGAGCAAATCAAAAATGCAGGAATCTGACATGGTCCCGCTGGGCGAGCAGCCCCGCCTTCGCGCGCCCAAGCCGTGGCGCCGCGCCTTCGAGACCCTCTCGATTGTGTCGTCCATCTTCCTGGGCGGCGTCGGTTCGGGCTACATCTTCGCCAACCGGCAGGCCGATGTACGCCTGTCCGAGAACGAAGCATCACACGTTGCTGAACTCAAGCGCCTGCAAGACGCATGGTCGACCCGACTGGGCACCATCAGCGACAAGGTCGGCGCGGCAGCGGACACCGCGAGCAGCGCGGCTGAAACCGCGTCGAACGCTGCGAGTACGGCCAGCAGTGCCGCGAGCGTGGCCACCACAGCGGCGATCAGTGCGGCTGACGTGGTCGTGAAGTCCAAGGCGGCGAAGTCGGGCGCAGCGCCGACACAGCCAACCCAACCACCGAAGGAGTGATCCATGGCCGATGAGAATCTCCCCCGTGACCTGCAAGACGTGTTGGAACGCATGATCGAACCGGCGTTCAAGCTGCTGGACCCCAAGATGACCTCCGACGAGGCACGCGTCGAGCTGATGACCATCGGTCGCCAGGAAAGCGGCTTCAAGCATCGCCGCCAGATGAACAACGGCCCAGCCATGGGCTTCTGGCAGTTCGAGGAAGGCGGCGCCGTCAAAGGCGTGATGACCCATCCGGCGACCCAGCCGTATGCGGCCATCGTCTGCAACAACCTGGGCGTGCCGTTCAAGAAGCACGATGTGTGGCTCGCGCTGGAGCACAACGACGTGCTAGCCGCCGCGTTCGCGCGCCTGAACCTGTGGTGGGTGCCCGACCCGCTGCCGGACACCAAGGACGCGGACGCCGGCTGGGCGCTCTACATCGAGGCGTGGCGCCCCGGCAAGCCGCACCGCGACACCTGGGACGCCTATCACGCGGAAGCGCGCGACGCGATCAGCCTGTGATCGAATCGGTCAAGTCGTGGGGACTGCTGGCGCTGGCCGCGCTGTGCGTGGCACTGAGCCTCTCCACATGCGAGTACAAGCGCCAGTTCGAGGCTACGGACTTCGCGCTGACCAAGAAGAACGAGGCGATCAAGGAACAGAACGACGAGGCCGCGCGCCAGCTCGCTGCCGCGACTGCCAAGTTCGAGCAGTCCGAGAAGGATCGCAAAGCCGCCGAAGAGGCGCAAAGGAACGCAAATGGTGCAATGGAAAAACAGCTGGCTGATCTGCGCAGGTCTACTGCTGACCAACCTGTGCGGGTGCGCTGCACCCCAAGCCCCAGTCGGCCGAGTGGTGACAACGCAGTGCCCAAAGCCACAGGAGCCCAGCCAGCTGGAGACGCAGACGTACCAGTTTCAGCCGGGGTACTGGACCCAGCGGCTGCGCAACTCTTTGCAAGGGACGCCGACGCCATAGAGCACCTCCAACTCGCCTTCAACGCCTGCATGAATCGCAAGCGATAACGAATGACGTCAGATGCTCCAGCAGTGGGTGAGCTTCGTCTGCGGGGTCCCAAACTCGCTACCCAACCCACTGCCGCGTCGGCTGGTTTTAGCTCTGGTGAGCCGACCGACGCACCCTTAATTTTCGGACGCGAATGATACACTCCGCGCTGCTATGACCACCCGCACTGTCAAGATCGGTTCGACCCAGCTGGGTGTGAACAACAAGCTGGAACCCACCCAGCTTGATGTCGTGATGCCCGACCGCTCGAAGGGTCGCTACCTCTATGGCGGCGACAACGTCGACATTAACGACAAGGGGTTCATCCGCCGTCGGCGCGGGCAGACACACATCGTAGGCGCCAGCGCGCACTCGATCTGGGCCGCGCGCCGTGCGAAGACCGGCTACGCCGTGCTGGACAACACGCTGGTACGTCTTTCGCCGCAAGGCGCGGGCTTCGACCAGCACATCATCCGCACCGTGATGCCGCCGCTGCCGGTGAGCTACTCCCTCGGCCCGGATGGCGACGTGTACTGGACCAACAAGTCCGTGCTGCGCCGGATCACGCCAGCTGGCGAAGATCGCCCTGTGGCGCCGAGCGCACCGACCGCGCCCGTCGCTACTGTCGGCGCCGGCGGCTCGCTGCCCAAGGGTCAGTACCTGCTGGCGCTCACTACCGTGAATGATGACGGCGAGAGCCCAGCGTCACCCGTACAGCGCCTGAATGTGCCCGAAGGCGGCACCATCAGCTTCACGCTGACCCAGGCTGAGTGCGTCTTCCTGAGTGGCCCCGACGGCGACATCCTCACCGAGCAGGGCACTGGCGACGGTCTGGTCACGCTCTCGCTCTACTACGATGACGGCCGGCGCTGCCCGACGCTGAACACCGCGCTGATGCCGCCCGGCGCCATCGTGCGCCACTTCAAAGGCTCGCTCCTCGTCGCGGCGGACAACCTCCTGTTCTTCTCACTGCCCTACAACTACGGCATCGTCGAGATGCGCAGTAGCTACATCCCTTTCCCCGCGCCCATCACCATCGTGCAGCCGACCGACAACGGCGTCTATGTGTGCGCCGACAAGACCTACTGGCTCTCCAGCCTGCAGGCCGACGGTACGCTGCAGGACGTGCTGCCCTACGGCGGTATCCCCGGCACCGGCGGCGAGTCGTCCATCACCACCGAGGTGTTCTGGCAGTCGCCACAAGGGCTGGTCCTGGCCGACGAGAACATGAGCGTGAAGACGCCCCAGGCCAACGCACTCGAGTTCGGCGAAGCCGAGTTCGGCGCCACGCTGTTCCGCAAGCAGGACGGCATCACCCAACTGGTTGCCGCGCGATCCGGCGCAGGCCAGAGCACCGCAGCCGCAGGCTCCTTCATGGAAGCCCAGATCATTCGCAAAGGAACCGTCCTATGAAATCGCAAGCCGCCGCCGGATTCAACTACTGGCTCCAGCTCACGCACGTCGATGGCCGTATCGAGGTCGTCGGCCCGGTGCACAACCTGCTGCCGCTGGAGAGCCGCAACTACATGCAGAACGCTGCGTGGAAAGCCGGCACGCAGTACGGCTCGTGGTATCTCGCGCTCTACGAGGGCGACTACACGCCCACTGATGACATCACCGCAGCGACCTTCGCCGGCGCGGCCACCGAGTGCACGGCCTACACCGGCACTCGCCAGCCGTGGAACGCCG